CCACAAAATGGAAAAAGAATATCCAATGATTCGTTATAAACCAGACCATGTAGGTCAAGCAAACTTTGATGGCTCTAGATATATTCATGCATACTTTGATACTGTGATTGATAGCAAAGGATCAATTACTGATGGTGGTTCTGACCGCTATCTAAGTGAAGATTATATGTTCTGCCAGATGTGGCGTAAAATGGGTGGTTCAATTCATTTATGTCCTTGGATGAAAACTCAGCACATTGGTACCTATGCGTTTACTGGCAACATGCCTGCTGTAGCACAATACACAGGTCGTCTATGACAAGTAAAGTAGTAAAAGAATCTCAAACAGCCACAACTGGTGGTCGCAAGTTTGATGGTGGTAAACTACAATATAGTTTATTACCACCGCTTGCACTTAAAGCTGTTGTTGATGTATTAACCTTTGGTGCTCAGAAGTATGAACCTGATAATTGGAAACATGTACCAGATTCCAAACGCAGGTACTTTGATGCAGCTCAAAGGCATTTGTGGGCATGGAAAGANGGNGAACAAATTGATCCTGAATCTGGCAAACATCATCTAGCTCATGCTCTATGTTGCTTGACATTCTTATATGAACATGATATAATGTATTCTGTTGATGATAAATCTTAATTATGGAGTGATGTATGAAATTATCTAATGAAACCGTAGCAATCTTAAAGAACTTTGGTGCAATTAATCAAGGTATTCTTTTCAAACCAGGCAAAACACTTAAAACGGTGTCTAGCCATAAAAACATTCTAGCTGAAGTATCTATCAAAGAAGATATTCCCGCTGAGTTTGGCATCTATGACTTAAACAATTTTCTGTCGGTCATCTCTCTACACAAAGATGATCCGTCATTTGAGTTTGATGAGAAACAAGTTACAATCGTTGGCAACAAAGGTCGTAGCAAAATTAAATATCGCTTTACTCCATCTAATATGATTGTTACTCCACCTGAGAAACAGTTGACGATGCCTGATGCAGAAATTAAGTTTGACCTTACTGCTGAAGATTTTGATTGGGTCATGCGAGCTGCCAGCGTTCTTTCTTCACCACAAGTTGCAATTGAATCTGATGGTAAAAAAGTAAGTATTGTTACACTTGATTTACAAAATGATTCAGCACACACCGATGCTCTAGAAATTTCAGAAGGCAATGGCAATAAGTTCAAAATGGTTTTCAAAACAGAGAACATTACGAAAATAATGCCTGGTTCTTATGATGTCTTTATCTCATCAAAAGGTATTTCACACTTTAAAAACAAAACTGTTCCGCTTCAATATTGGGTTACAACTGAGGCAGGCTCTAAATTTGAAAAGGGTAACTAATATGCCATTTGATATTACTCGTGACCAATATGTTGCGGTCTTAGAAACGGAAGTTGAAACTCTCCGCAGATACTACGACCCACAAGCTGAAGGAACAGGCCACTTTAACACGGCTATTGGAGTTCTACAACATCGTATTGATGAGATTAAGAAAGGAAATCAAAATGCCGTTTAAAATGTTTACAAATGCGGTTGAAGGACATGTTGATGAATCAATCGCAATTAATCCAGACCACATCATTAATGTATTTGAAAGAGTTACCACAGTAGCAACTGCTGAAGGAAATAAAGAAAAGAAAGTTACTATTCTATTTGCTGGTCCTGTAGGCTCTTGGGAAGTAAAAGAAGATTACTTAACAGTAGTTGCTCGTTTGAATGAGCGTGACTAAGTATTTTATTATGAAGTATATTGTGAAAGAATTATATTATGGAACACCTTTTATGGACAGAGAAATACAGGCCTCAAACTGTTGACGATTGTATTTTACCTGACCGCCTGAAACAACCATTTCAGGAATATGTAAATCAAAAACAAATTCCTAATTTACTTTTGGCGGGTGGTGCTGGTGTAGGAAAGACCACCATTGCCAAAGCCATGTGTAATGAAATTGNTTGTGATTTTATGGTCATCAATGGTTCAGATGAAAGTGGTATTGATACTTTTAGAACCAAAATCAAAAACTATGCTTCATCTATGTCGCTTACCGGTGGTCGTAAGGTCATCATCATTGACGAAGCAGATTATCTAAACCCAAACTCAACTCAACCTGCCTTGCGTAATGCGATTGAAGAATTCGCTAGCAACTGCTCGTTCATCTTTACATGTAACTATAAGAATCGTATCATTGAACCACTCCATTCACGGTGTGCGGTTATTGATTTTGGTTTAAAGAATGGCGAGAAGGCTAAGATGGCCTCTGCGTTCTTTAAGCGAACTCAATCTATTTTGCAAAGTGAAAAAATTGATGCTGACGAGAAGGTTTTGGCAGAATTAGTTAAGAAACATTTTCCAGATTTTCGCCGTGTATTAAATGAACTTCAGCGTTACTCTCAGTTTGGCAAGATTGATACAGGCATCCTTGTTCAAATCGCTGACATTTCAATTGATGAATTGTCTAAGCATATTGTTGCTAAAGATTTTGGTGCCATTCGTAAGTGGGTATCATCACATGAAATAGACAATACCTCGCTGTTTCGTAAACTATATGATACATTAAGCGACACTTTAAAACCCTCATCTGTTCCACAGGCCGTGGTAATTCTTGCTGACTATCAGTATAAGGCAGCCTTTGTTGCTGACCAAGAAATAAATACTGTAGCTTGCCTCACAGAAATTATGGTCAACTGTGAATTCAATTAATGAATGATTTATTTTATAATCTATTTGAATGGATAAAAGATGACTGGAAAAGTAATAGAATACGGTTTGCGGTTGAACTCGTTGCTTGGGCTATTAGCATTGGTTGCAGTATCACTATGGCTCTCACCGTTCCCAACCCCCCACTTCTTATCTTATACCCTATTTGGATTGCCGGTTGCGCTATGTATGGTTGGGCTTCCTATACTCGTAAATCATTTGGTATGCTTGCTAATTATTTGCTTCTCGTCACCATTGATACAGTCGGACTGATTAGGATGATGACATGAGCCCATTTGATTATGTAAAAGAAATACTACAAGGCAAGAAGCAACTTATTGTTGATGAATTAACTGAGAAGGAATATGTACCTTTTATCGTAAACCGCAGCCTTTCTTACCATCAGGACTGTGTGTTTTTTGCTAATGAAGTCAATCGCCGCCACCACTTAGATAAAAAGCTTCAGAATGACTTTTTACTAAATACGGTNAGGTCACAGAAACGACCTTTTGCGAAGTGGATAAAATCTGAAAAAAATGATGATTTAGAATGTATAAAGACAATCTATGGTTTCTCAGATTCTAAAGCCCGTGAGGCTCTCCGCTTATTAAGCAAAGAACAAATCCAAAAACTAAAAGAACAAACCGATATTGGTGGATTAAGGAAGTAAGATGGTTGATTTGACACAGTTTATTGAGGTTAGCCTTAATGAACAAGATGATTTTTTGAAGGTGCGTGAAACCTTAACCCGCATTGGTGTTTCTTCACGCAAAGAAAAAGTATTATACCAATCTTGCCACATTTTACATAAACAAGGCAAGTATTACATCGTTCATTTTAAGGAACTATTTGCATTAGATGGCAAACCATCTAATATTTCTGAGAATGATATACAAAGGCGTAACGCAATTGCAAATTTACTAGAAGAATGGGGTCTGGTAAAAATATTAAACTACAAATTGATTGAAGATAACATTGCTCCACTACATCAAATAAAGATTATTTCTTTTAAGGAAAAAGATGAGTGGGATTTAATTGCAAAATACAATATAGGTAAAAAACCTAATGAATATTAACTAACATTATAAAGATATATTATGGTAAAGCGTGATAAAAATTTCAAACTCAGCAAAGAGTCCAAAAGGCAACTTGCTACAATCATTGACCCACTTAGACGAGGTCATTTCAAAAATTCTATGATTGAAGCCGAACTTGCAGCTTCAATCCCATTCAAATCAGAAAAGAACAAAAAAGAAACACAAAAGGTGGAATAATGTCTTTGTTAGTATTTTCACATCATCATAAAGCTTTCCCTTTTAATTTTCAATCTTCTTGGTTAAAAGCATGTTATGCTGGCGGCACAGGTGCTTATGAATGGCAACCGCCATCAAATGAAGGTCCGTTTATTAATGTTACAGTTGATAGTGAAATATTAAAATATAAACATTATTATTTTAAAGCAACTGAAGAAGAATTTCTCCGTGCAATTGGCCAACAAGTGACCGAGCATTGGATATTAAAAAAAACTCCGCAGGTGGATTATCTTGGTTGTACCACATATCGCCGTTATTTACTACTTGATAAACACGCAGAAAAAAATGTAGCAAAAATTTCAATGCCTGCGACACAAGCAAATGCTAATATGTTTGGCACACAAGAACAACAAGAGGTTGCATTAGAATACTTACAAACAGCTGAAGTTTTAACTAATCATTCAGTTGCATTACCTTTTTCAGTTGAGGCACAATATTTACAATCTCAACCAANCCTGTATTGGAATTTGTTTAAAAAAGCAATAGATGATTTGTTTCCTAATTACCGTCANCATTTAGCTTGGTTCACTCACAATAATATTATTAATTATGAAACTTGTTATATCATGCGCCGAGATATTTTTATTAAATAT